CGAAAATCCTGACGCACCACCTCTGGAGCTTGTGGCAATACTAAATTACCGTCTGCGTCTAAATCCATCTCTACGCCTACGTTCTGCATCTGTGTAAGTATCTGTGCTTTTAGATTCATATTGTTTAAATACTTAGTTTCATCACGCTCGTTAATGTCGTTAAATCTAATCTTCCAAGTGTCAATCTCCATAAGTTTTAGCAACGGTTTTATGAATCCCATTTCTAAACATTGCTGTGTTTCTCTTATGGTTCTGTCAAAAATTGTAATCTGTTCGCCCTCTGAGTTAAGTCCGCCTACACCTTGCATCTGTCCTACGACTAGCGGCATGACTCCATACGATGCGTTTATGTCGTTGTTAATGCGGTCCATGTAAGGCAGCATCATCAACTCATCCATGTTAGGCATAACAGGCACAAACTTCGCTGTAGTGCTTGCATCTCTGCTACTCAAGATTGGAATAAAATTAGGATTGCGTCTTGTCTCTTCTGCAATATATTCGCCTAACCTGTTAAGCGATTCTTCATCATGACCTGGTACATCTAAGAAACCCTTTGGTGGCCTTTCTAATCTATAGATTTTGTTTTGAAATGACTCTATGGCCAATGCTGTTTCGATTTTTTTAGAAAGACCTATAATCGGCGACTGCCCATATAGTCTAGCATTCGCACTGTATTTGTTAAAGTGAATCATCTCATCACGTGCAAAAGGTATCTTACCATCTTCATAATCATAATAGTAAGCCATGTACTCCAACTCTACGCCCGTCTTTGGATTTACATCCCCTTCCATAAACTCTCTTGTTACTGGGTCAAACTTTTCTTCTTTTACAAATCTGCCATACTCATCAACATTAAATCGCATGTGCTTTGCATCTTCTACCCAAAGTTCTTTGACTATTTTGTTTGTAACTTTACCTGAACCATCTGCAACTCTGTCATACACAATACTTACCCAACAGTCATCAAAGACCTCTAACTGTCTAATCATTGCTTTAAACAACTCAGAACCAGTCATGTCACTGCTACCGTTAGTAGGATTGCGTAACAATCTTTCTACCATCCTGCGTTGCTCTGGGTCTCCTTTACCTATAGCTTGGTATTCCCACCCTTTGGCGACCGACTGCGAAGCAATACGAGTGATTACAGTACGAAGATGAGAATACCTGTCAGCTAATTGTTCTAAATAAAATTGGTCAACTTGTGGAAGTATAGATTGCCTATATGCTGTGTCTGTACTTACACCTGAATATACAGGAGTTCTAGCATCCTTAGAAATATCTGCGGTTGCATCCTGTAAAAACGCATCTATGCCAGTGGCCTTTCTAACTGGCTTGCTCCTGAATCGGTCAAATATTCCCATTATAGTCTCCTCGACTCAAGTACATGGCGATGCCTGTGTATATAATCTTCGATAACAGGTTCTAACATCTTAGATACTGGCGTTTCTTTTACCTTTGCCAATGTCTTTAAATTTCTTTTTGTTTCAACAGAGATTCCCCACAATTCCATTCGGGTTCCAGAGCTGGGTGAACTTGTCATCTGGATTCCCAGTGTAGCTCCTTAGTATATATGTCTTTCTATAGAGGATATATGTCCTATTTTAAATGTAATCCCATCGTGTAAAAACTAATCTCTTTTTTTCCAAAACATGAACACACAACTCACACATCCATAGCGCCATAACGGCATCGGGCGTATGTCCTTCTAGCCTTCCATTCTTACCATAAATTAACCTACTCAAACCATCAACTAATTTCCTCATTCCTGGTTTTGAACTCTCTCTTGCTTCTTTATTCCAAGGTATGAAATACTTGCCCTGCTCCATAGCTAACGCAATTCTTGGAACACCAACGTCATGCTTGTGTTTTTCCTTTCCTGTGTTATGACCCTCAACAGGCATGCCATCTAACTGCTTTGCAGTATGAACTACCAATCTCTGATAACCATTAGACTCTACCATAATCTTGTCAGGCTTGAATTTATCAGCCAAACTCTTCATAGTAACAACCTGTGCTTCTAACCATCCTGCACCCTTAGCCCTAATCTTACCACTCCAACAATACAATACTTTCCTTTCTAGCGTTACACGATTGTAAGCCATTATTACATAAGCCGACTCGTCATTCTGACTGTCCATACCTACAGCCAAGTCAACACCCATAGTTACAAACCAATCCTGACCGCGTTCTGGTAATCCCATCTCCATGCCCTCTTTCAAACATGGCTTCAATACCTCGTAAGGTATAACTGCCGATTCTGGGTCTAACGGATTTAACATGTACTCAGACTCAAAAGCCCGACTTCCCATCGTCTCTCGCTCCTTGTCAAGCCTTTCCTGATTCCAATACTCAGGCCAACGTGGTGTCCCATCTTCTAGCAATGCTGGATGACGTACCGAGTTCCACTGACTATTTTGCTCTGCCCAATCTGTAGCATCGCCAACTCTCTTCTGTGTTCCTACCAATAACATCTTTGCCTTTGGCAACCTCATTGGCATCACAACTCTCTTTATGTAGTGAATCACCTTCTCATCTGTCATATTAGGAAACTCTTGCAAAATATCATCCAGAATAATCATGTGAACGTGCGGACCTTCCAATGCCTTACCAATACTTGCTGCATGAACTCTACTTCCATTATTGAAATACTTAGCACCTTTTCTCCATGTAACTTTACTATCCTCATCTTGAGATTTTATAAAAGAATTAAGCCTCCACGAACGTCTACATATTTCCTCAAACTGCTCCAGTTTGTCCCATGCCTGCTCTAAGGTAGCAGATAAATACAACGCACGGTAATTTGGCTGCATTGCCATCTGATACGCAAGTGCTGACAAACCCCAAGACGTCTTCAAGTGACCTCTTGCACAAATTATTGACGTATGTGTTCCTGCCTCAAAAGCATCGGCCCACTCTGCGTGCATCTGACCTAAAGGGACATATTCTCCTGGTTCTAACTCCATGTAATGACGCAATACATCGTCTATAAACTCCTCTAAAGTCAGCGGAGTACTCTTTAACGTGTTTAATGCGCCACTAATCGCTAAGTTCAGCAGCTTGTCGTTCATTCCTTTTTTCGATTTCGTCATAGTTAAGGCTAAATTCTATTGCTTTTGGCTCAGAATCATAGAAATCTATAAACTGAACTAAAGTTTGCATGTCAAGCGTCTCTTTTATAACTTCGCCATCCTTAATTATGCGAATCATTGGTCTAATTCCCTCAACCAACGCTCACCGTCAAAAGAATATATGTCAAAATGCTTTTTGTATGTAAAACGTGGAATCATATAGCACTTTGCAACCTTATCATCACTGTCATAATGCGTTTCTCCTACGGTTTTACTAGGAAATTTCTCCTGTAAGAGCAAATCCTGTAACTTTTCTGTCTCAATCAACCAAATCTGCTTGTCTGACACGTTTACTAGATAGTAAACAAAGTATTTCGCCTTCGTAACTGCAATCCCACTACGTTTTCCACGGCATTTGTACTCTATTGCCATGTTTCCTGACCCTCCTTTGTCCCAATCCTTCTCCCAAAGGTCTGTCTTTACCTCGTAAGTAATCAAATTTATATTTTCATCCTCAAAAAGAAGGTCATATGCGCTAGTATCGTTGTCTTTTATGTACCTTTGACCCAAAGTAGACTCTACAAAGAACCTAATAACCTGCTCTCCCTTCTTTCCATCCTTTAAATCCTCGTCAAAGTTGTAATTCATAGCAATAAGTCCTCCGAAAACTCCATATCTGCCCTAATAACACGTATTTCAAGCGGGTAATGACGGTTTTTTCGCAATATACTTGCCTCATCTTCTGTATTTACCACCTCATAAATCACTTTAGCATCTGCATCTATCACATCTGCACGTAATCCTGAGTCGTCAAACACTGCCTCAGTGTAAAACTCGTGTCCCCACTTCTTAAGCTGCTTACAAATCGCAAACTTCATGTCAATGTGCGCCTCAGTCTCATTCTTACTCCAACGCATTACATTCCTATTCCTGTTGGACATACGCAACAAACGACTCACCTCATTACGCTTTACCTGTATGCTCACATCTCACCTACCCATCTACCGCAAACTCTACCCATTGCTATCTGATTACAAGACTTGCAAGTAATCTCATGGTCTTTATCGCTAGCTCTAAGGTTACTACTACCTTCTTCCCACTCAACATAACGCCCACACACAGTAAACTGTGACTCATCTCTATACTTATGAACGACTCCCAACCAAATCACCTACTACTTTTACATTGCATTCTCGACAAGATAATGTCGGCCTGCCTTTCTTCTCTGGAGTATAAAACACAGTCTTGTGTAACTGCCTGTGTTCTATCTGATATACTGTACCACATGAATGACAATTAAATCGCCACTTCATTTAGAAGCCCAATCACTAAACTGCTTTTCTAATACCTTACGCATTATTTTTACATCCTCTGTACTTTGATACATCTTATCATCATTCTGTATCTTTCTACGAATACGACTTATACTGCTCTTATCAGGCGCAACCTTCAACAACAAATATAAGTCCGACAAAAATTGCTGCTCTGATAAACTACGAGTCTTATCATCAGGTATTGCACGATAATAATCCCGAAGTATCATATAATACAACTCCGTGTCACTGTCCCTAGCGTGCATATAATCACGCAAATGACGGATTACATGCTTCTTCATACTTTCCATATTTTTAAACCACTCTTTCATATGTAATTACTTGCGTTCCTAAGCTTCTCTATGTAACGTAAAAGGAACTGCTGTTTTACGTTCTCATCCATCTGCACCTCTTCCAATGCCTGACTTATACAATCATTGATAGTCTCCACTAACTCCTGTTTTTCATTCTCACGCAAAGACATACGCTCTGCCATCTCAGTCAACTTTGCAAACTCATGACCACGAATGTCTACACCACTCTTCTCTCGCATGCGCTCTAAGAAAGCCCCTCGTACCTCTTCTATCTCCTCTAAACGATTTACATGCTTGGTAACCGCCTGCTCCTTCACAGCCTCACGTACCTCTTCCTTAACATCACTCATCAACTCCTGCCAACCCATCGCATCACTCCAATTACGAATCGTGTCCTTACTCAAAGGCGGCACAAACTTGTGACGCTCCTGCAATATAGTAGCTACATCTGTAAAACTGTTGCCCTCTAAATACAACTTCAATCCCTCTTCCTTATGCTTTAACTTATACTTCGCCATCTGCTATCAACTCCCTTAACTGTAACGCTTGTAAACATCGTTTACAATTAATGTATCTAGTATTCATCTGCTTCATCTTCTTAAATTCTTGATAGGTTGCCTCATGTCCACATAACGTCATATTAGCCACCTCACTCGGAGCGTGCTTTTTCCGCATCCAACTCCTCTTGTATTATCTTCTTGCGATACCAATCTACACCTGCCCAAAAACCCATAATAAACGATAGGCCAATCAAAAACGCAACCGTAAAATCAGTCATGCCTGCACTCCTTGCAAAAGCTGCCGTGGTCCTCTACATCTACTGGCGTGATTATCATTCCACAAGCTTTACACCTCCACATCCTCTTCCTTCTCCTTAAGCATATCCTCTATCATATTCTTCATCAATACCGCCATCATACCCAAACCAGTAGTGTACGCCTTCAATTCTTTGCCGTCATAGTCCATAGGGTTGTCGTCAACAAACTTCTGCACATGGCCAAGCAAACTATCCAATTGCACTATCCACAAATCTAACGCCTTAGTCATTCACTTGCTCCATTGCCCACTTAGTCAAGTCATCTAACGCCGCATGATAACCCGTCAAATAGTCCTTCAAACTCGCATCGCCTATCGGACCCCAATCACTATCATGCACATCATCCTTCAAACCCGCCATCTTTCTCTTAGCAAAGTTCCTAACGTCAACTAATCGCAACTTCGCCTTCAAATGCTTCTCTGTCCAAACATGGCCTTTGTGCCATGTCTTTACATTCCCTGCTTCACTCATGTTAGGTCATATGTCCCTTGCTATTTAAGTCTATCAGGTCAAGTTTCAAACAAGCCAACCACATCCTATGGCTCATAACTTCCTTCTTCTTGTATGTATCAGCAATGCTTCCCATATCTCCTCCTGCAAACTCATATCATCTTCCTTAGCTAAACGCTGCATCTCTGCAAACACTTCCTTCCGCATAGGGTCCCTACCACAATTCAAAATATACTGCTTAGGCCATCCCTTCTTCTTAGCATATACCATACCTCCCCTACTAGATAGGGACATATAACCCTACTCCTCAAACTCTAAAAAAAAAAATAATACGACCTCCTTATTCTAAAACTCAGAAAATTTGTAGACAACCTCCCCCATAGAACAAAGGGGGTACGGTCTACATACAAGCCCCATATTTGTTTATTTTTTTTGGATTTTTTTTATTTTTTTTTGCGCGAGTATGTAATGCGAACATTGGCGCGATTTGTGTTATTTTTTGATTGTCGGATTACATACAATTTGAGAAATTTTTTAATTATTTTGTATGTAGTTCGTACATTTAATTTCATTAAATTTATTGGTTTTTTCGGATTACATACGGCCTTATTTTTTTTTGTATGTAGCGCGTAAATTTTGTATTATTATTATAGTAGTAATTCTTTAATTTTTTGTAAGTTTTTGATTAAAATAAATCCGAGTTGTTTATATATGAGTTAGCTAAAAAAGGGTGGATAATATGCCCCAAAAATAGAATTATTTTTTTTTAGTATTTAAAAGAAAAGCGTTTTTTTTAGGCTTCTGGAGAGCTTAGTATATAAGTGAAAAATCGCTAGAAGGGGGTATATAATACGAGAAATTGATTTTATTTATATACTAGCCTGTATAGATTTATTTTTTTTATATAGGGCAATATAGCGATTTTGTGCTTAATTTTAAGGCTTTATCGAGGAGAGGCAAAATGAGTACTAGAACCGCCTACACGAAAATAGGAATTTTAGCCATTTTTCTTAAATTTTGTGCTTAGCTTTTCAATAGGTCAAAATGTCGTTTTAGCTGTTTTTGAAAGGTTTTTTTCATTTTTTTTGGCTAATTTTGTGCTGTACCCCACCAAAAAAGTGCGTTCGGGCTAAAAAATACGTCAAATAACGTACGATTTTTTTTTGTGCTTGAGTTTATATACTAACATATAGCGTTTTTAAGGTGAAAAAATAGGGTCTTTTATCGAGGAAAACAAAGGCGCGTATATGTTACAAAAAAAGAAAGGGCCAAATTTTACCTAATTTTGTATTTGTATAGGGTGAGGACAAAATATTTTGGACTCAATGAAAGGAGAAATACAAAAATGTATAACACAAAAGAATTTGAGAGCTTGTTAGCCGAATGTGAAATATTTGGCGAGACTTTGGTAAAAGATTTTACCGATTACATACCATATCATAAATTTAGATGTGAGGGATTCTGAAATGGCTAGGAGAGAAGATTGGCCTAATGATAAGATAGTCTGTTTTAGAATTGTCGAAACTTTTACAGAAGAAAGAGATGGTAAAAAATGGACTTCTAAAACTGTAAAATATGAATCATACCGATATAGTTGGGAGTCAGAAAGACACGAAATAAACGAACATATGTTCAACAAATATTATGCAAAAGTTAGTGATAATTATTTTGTAGTTTACTCACATACTGAAATGGATAATAATATTGTGGATTCTGTAAGTAATTCAATCACATGGGGAGAAGAATAAAATGGCTAAAGAAATATTTGGAATTGAGTTAGAAGTACCACTAAAACGCGGGGTAACCTGTGATGATTTTAGGAATTGTTTGGCTGAGGCTATCGGGCCTAATTTGGTACACTTCACAAGGTCGGGCCGTATGGTAGGTTATCACTCTGATGATTATGAAAATAATATTGATAAATGGCGCGTGGCTTCTGATGGTTCACTTAATCAATTTCGAGGCCGAGGTGTTGAGATTGTAAGCAGGAGAAGAACCACATTGAAAGAAACTAAAAAAGCGATGGAATCCACACGGCATTTAATCGATTTGGAACTAATGAAAACAACAACATGTGGTGGCCATCATGTTCATATTGGAATAATGCATTTTAGTGCTATCAAAAGGACATACGACCCCGAAGTCGATATGGATAAATTAATTAGGACTAAAAGAGTTAAACTTTTAGAGATAAAAATTCATGAAGTTTACGACTATTTTCAACCTGTAATTGATTCCTTACTTTCAAGGAGTAGAAGAAGCACTTCAAACAATGGCTATTGCAGGCCTGTGAATGCCAATTATAGACGCGCTCTAGACAATATAGATGATTATGCCGTTAGAAGAAAAGAACGCTATCTAAACGATAGGAATCAACGCGCTCCATTATGGGGTAATCGCGGGGTTGTAAATTTTGGAAAATTGGACTCATATGGTACCGTCGAATTTAGACAACATCAACAAACTTACCACGTGGCTACTGTCCAAAATTGGGTTAGATTAATGCACAGATTAACATCTAGGTGTTGGGTTCAAGAAACTAAAAACATTGACCCTCGAGACTTCAGCCTTACAATAGATGGATTTGCGGATTATCTAGGGCTAGGTCAAAACAGGCTCAGAGCGTGGATGAGAAGAAGGGCAAACCATTTCGGATTTGGCGCTATTGCTAGGCCTCGAGATTCTAACAGGATTATAGGAATAAATCAAAGGGCAAACAGTGAATCCTTAGTTGATGCTATTGAAGAGGATTTAAGGAGAGAAAGAGAAACCCATAATGCTCCTTTCACCCTATACGACCATAACAGGCTTTACGAACAAATAATTTTAGTTTCTCAGAACCACGAACCCGTAACCACTACCATTCGTGAATTTTGGTTAGATGATATTTTAACCGCTCAGAGTCTCAAAAGAATTTGTTTAGGAATTCCACGCGACCAATTACCTGAATATGAAATGGAAAACTGGAATCAATTAAATTGGAATTCTATAAGGTCTGAAGTTGTGGAGGTGATGGAAAGGTAAAGTAAAACAATAATCAAATACCTCTTTAGTCCTGAGTCATGACTTTAAACTGACTCATTTTTTATTTATTTTTTTTTTGATTTTGTAATTTAATTATTCTAATTCTAAGTTTAATCTTTATCCTGTATGATTTGGGGGGGTTAATGGAATGGCTCAAATATAGCGATTTTATGCATTTAAACGCTGTTTTAACGGCCAAACTCATGTTTAGAATGTAATCATAGCCCAACAATGTTATTTAATTATAGCGTGGCAAATTTCGGATTACATACGTTTAACCCTTAGACTTTCTGGAAATTCTCCCTAGGAGATTAGTGGCCACTAATTTGTATGTAATTCGTCTGAAGACTTGTATGTAATCCGTTTTATCCTCTAAAACCTTGTGTATGTAATTCGTTTTTATATTTTTTTATATTAAATTTTTTTTTCATATATGTATGTAATACGAACATTGTAAGTTTTTGGCAGATGACAATGCACTTCTGGTATCTGTCTAGTTTATATGTATGTAATGCGTACATCCTCATGAAAAGTATATATATGACTAGGACATATTAACTATAGCTTGGTTTGAAAAACAACCTAGCTACATAAGAAAGGAGAAACAAAAAAAATGTGCGGAATAGGTGGATATTACCGAACAGGTAATACAAACGAAAAAGCCCCTCTGTGGGCAAAGCCAGCAATGCGCAGACTATGGGATGCCCTACAGTCGCGCGGAACCGATGCCTCAGGTATCGCGTATGAAAGTCCTACAGGGACACGTCACTACAAACGTGACATACCAGCCTTTGAACTAAGTCCATTAGGTACCAATATGGCCTTTGGCATGAACAGAGCGCCACGATGGGTAATGCTACATACTAGAGCTTCTACTCATGGCTCTCCAGAACTCAACAGAAACAACCATCCTTTGATGGGACACAAACTAGCTTTGTGTCACAATGGCGTTGTCTACAACAAGGATGCAGTACTAAACCAATTCAATACGGTTGCGCAAAGAGAAGTGGATACTGAAGCTATCCTTGTTGCACTAAAGAGTGGTGGTATCAACGCTGTTGCTAAACATGTAAGGGGTTCCATGTCAATATCATGGGCAAAAGGTAAGACCATGTTCTTGTGGACTAATGGTAAAAGTCCACTAGTTATTGGTGAGTTGTACAATGGCGACTACATGTACGCGTCAACAGATGAGCTTCTGATGTCTACTAATCTAAAGTTCAAGAACGTGTACGATGCTAAGATAGGTCACCTATACAAATTCACTGCACGTGGTCTTCATGTAAGTAAAACGTACTTCAAAGAAGATAAGTCTAAGTTGCTTTCTTGGAGAGATTTCTCAGGATTCAATACGACTGAACCAACACGGGTTACATACAAACCTCGCAACGGCCAACAAAAGTTGGTCGTGCCAAAGGCGAATTACATACACAAGAAGAAAAAACTAAGACACCGTGATGTATGTAATACGTCTACTGATGAAGATTGGGATTCATGTTATGGTGATTGGAGAGCTTGGGCTAGAAAATCGAAGGAGGTAAAACAATGAAGTGTAATTTATGTCATCAAGGATTTTGTGATGAAGTGTTAGATTTTCACATAGGTGAATATTATCTTAATTCTAAGGAGGTACAATAATGACTACCATAGCTTGTGCTGATTGTGATACAGTTATAGTTGAAGTGCCTATGAGTATAGACTCTGATAGTATAGACTTATCTAAATATGATTGTCCTAATTGTTCAGTCAACGATTACAATACAGGTGAACTATGAGTAACTTATCTTTAGAAATAGTATGTACAGACTGTAATTGTAGCACTAGTGTTACAGGAGAGTTTGCTATTGATTATGTAAAAAATGGCTTCGTACATCTAAGTCATAAATATATAAAAATAAATGAAGGTTTCCACTGTGAGTGTGATGAACTATGAGAACATTTAGACTAAATGGCGAACAAAAAAATCCTAGACTATCAAATTCAACGCATGTAAAAATTGATTACATCAGTACTGGATTTTATGGGCGGTGTAATGATTGTAAAAAAGATACATTCTTTGATTTTAATGATGACCAAGACCCTTTCTTTCATAATGGAGTTAGGCTTAGAGAGTGTCTGTCTTGTGGCCGTTATGAGGAGATAGACCAATGAGTTCTGATGGTGATTTTTTACTAGAAGGAAAGTGTCCACAGTGTTTAGAAAAATGTATTAAATTATTAGACTGTTATGAATGTGTTAAGTGTGGGCTGGAGTGGTATAAATGAGTAATACGGATTACATACAACTTGGATTTGAAGAAAACACGCTATCTTGCTGGGTGATTGAAAATGCCTTATAGTACTAAGACTGAAAAGCTCACGGGCGATAATCATTGGAGTATTGGTGACATAGGTGAAAGTTGGGTCAAATTCAAATTGGCCCA